TACACCATAGTACAATTGGGCGCATCCATAATAAATATGTCAAAAATAATTAACAGAGCCTACTCCGTATCCAACGTTCTTTCAAAACAATTTAATGCCCTAGATTTTACTGGCGAATGGGAAGCCACCCTCGGGAAACCAGACAAAGCCTTTTCCGCCATCATTTGGGGAGGTACCACCAACGGTAAAACCGAAGCGGCTATCAAATTCGCCAAGTACCTCACCAATTTTGGCAAAGTAGCCTACAATTCTTTAGAGCAAGGATTGTCTGCCACCATGCAGAAAGCCCTAGAGCGCAACTACACGGAATCCTTAGGTAACTCTTTTGTGTTGCTCGACCGGGAGCCTTTTGAAGAATTAGTACTTCGAATGAAAAAACCAAAATCGCCTGATTTTCTTTTCATCGACTCCGTTCAGTACACCCGAATCACCAAGGCGCAATACTATCAGCTCAAGGAGTTGATGCTCAAAAAAGGGAAAGGCATTGTTTGGATCTCACAAGCCAAAGGAAGACTTTTCCCTGATGGTAGATTAAACGGTGGCGGGGAACCCTTCGTGATATGGGCACAAAGAGCCGCTAAATATTGGAAAGAAATCGAATAAAAAAACAACCACAAATCATGAAAGCAACAACCCTACAAAAACTAGATATCTGCCCGGAACAATATGAAAGCATGATTTTGAACCTATACAGCAACTGGTGCGAAAGCGTAAGCACTACCAATAGAGAGTATCAAAAAGTAATCGCCAATACGTCTATAAACCGTTGGTTCTTGATGGAACTTTCTAAATGTGAAAAAGAGTTTCACCTTCTTACGGATCGCTATGTGGGTAGTAATGTAACCCCGCTTGACTTTAATAATTGCTATAGAGATTGCATGTACAAACTCAACAATATTCGCCCCACGGCCTTGTTAAACGAGGTCAAAAAAAGCCCAAAAGGATATCCCGTTTTAACCGCTTTAAATGTCAATTAAACCATGGACACTAATCAAATCATTCAACGACTAGAAGATTTGCACGCAGTACTTCAGTATTGTGCAGAAAATGAAAGCTTGGGCAAGTCGCCCAGCTTTTCACGAGGCGAAAGGATCTGCATCAATCAGGAACGCGGCTCGCTACTAAGTCAGCTTAGCGCGGAACTCTTTCCCAATGACGTGCGCAATTACAAGTGCACCGCCTTCTTGGAATCAAAAATAAGATTCACATTAAAAAAGTAATAGATAACCACTTAACATAAATCAATAGTAATGCAAACACAAGAATTATCCACCGCCGAATTATCCACTTCAGAATTAGAACAATTATTAGCCAAACGCAAAAAAGAAGAGAGAGCCAAAGCCGAAAAGGAAAAGGTGGAGTACGAAAAAGGACGTGATGAAATGATTACCAAAGTAATCACAACCGCAAAGGCCCTGTTTAGAGAACTAGGTGAGTTCAAACAGTTCTGCCACATCGAAATGGACAACCAAGCCGTGAAGTTGTCAGAATATGGCAAACTACGAAGCAACTCCAAAGGCGGCTTTTCTGTCACAGATTCAGAGGACACAATGAGGGTAACCCGTAGACGCGATACCGAACCAGTTTGGGACGAACGAAGCACAAAAGCGGTAGAATTGATAAAAGATTTCTTAGGAGACGCTATCAAAAAGCGTGACATTAAAATGTACGAAATCCTAATGAGCTTCTTGGAGCGTAATGCAGCTGGCGAACTGGAATACGGTCGAGTAATGGACTTGTACAAGCACGAGGATAAGTTTGACGACCCTAGATGGAAAGAAGGCTTAAAGTTAATAAAAGAATCCTTTTCCAACCACCTAAAGGGCTACGGCTACGAGTTCAAAGTAAAGGGCGAAGATGGCAAGTGGCAGAATTTATACTTAAACTTTTCAAGCTTGTAGGCTATGAGCGACCCAACGATAATTAACATAGTACTGCTATTGTTCATAGCAGTACTCAACGGAAAAGACATCAAGGGATACTTCGAATGGCTTCGTTTCAAAATCAGGACTTACTTTAAACAATTAGAAAAAAATGAGCGTAACAATAGAACCAATAAAGGACCACGAGGAATACTCAGTAAACGGGCATTTGGTTTACAAAGACACCCGAGGCAATTGGGCATGTAAGCACGACTTATCCAGTACAGAACTTAATGCCTTTAGGAACTACGAAAAAGTAGTTATAAAAAACAAAGCCTTTAAAAAACACACCAAGTCAGTGTATAAAACGAAATAATTAATTGGTTAGTTAGTTCGGTTTCCCGAGTGAAAACGGCTTTTGCGGGTTCGAGTCCCGCCTCGGGAGCAAACTTTTAAAAACAACAACAGGATGAACATAGTATTTGTAAGTGATTACGCAGTTGATGGGTGCAAAAAAAAGAATATAGGCAAAGGCTTTCAAATGTGCCAAGAACACCAAAATCAATATGATAAAGGAGAAATTTTAACAGCTTTTTATGGGAAAAAAGTTCAAAAAAAGATAACAAATAAAACAACTAAAACAATACAGCAATGAAATGGAATATACAAAAACACAAAGTAGGTAGCGGACAACAGGAACTACAGGTAAGCATTATAGTAAAGGAAATGCAAGAAACTTGGGCTAGTGATTCTGAAAGTTGGGCTAGCACCTTTAAAGATAGGCTTAAGGAGGTGACCAAAAAAAATGCTTATCCCGCTGAATACGGCTATAAGGCAACGCCAAGAAATCATACGAGTTTGGAAGTTTGGAAAATGAAAGTAAATGGCGATTTCAATTATAAAATGTTTACGGTAACAAGAGAAGATAAAAATGGCAAAAACTAAAAGTACGGACAGCTCGCGAGCTGTCCCCACCTACAACCCCGAAGGACCAATAACCCCCTTTCAAAAAAAGCGCATCATGCACAACTGCAATTATCAAGTTGAAATTAAAAATGAGTGGGTACAATGGGTAACGGGTGACACCAACAGAACCAGCCTTAGCAGCATCACCCAAGCGGAAGCGGTTAGGATAATGAAGCAGCAAACAGGCGATACCACCGAAGCTGTCGAAAAGTCTGTCGAAAACTGGGGCATATTTGATAAAGAAAATGCCCAACACCGTTACATCTTATCCGTTTTAAGACAGGCAAACATTGTTGTTAAGAGCGAAAAATGGGGGGAGATTCCCGATACTGCGGGTTGGTTAGATAGGTTTCTAAAATCGCCAAAAAGCCCCGTAAAAAAGCCCCTTAAAGACATGGCGAAGTGGGAGGTTTCACGAATCATTGTTTCACTAGAAAACATCTCATTATGGAAAAACTCAATTTAATAGATATGACAATTTTAGAATTAATTCTCACCGTAATAATAGCATTAATTGCTGGTTTCTGCTTTGGATTAGTGACGGGGCTTAACGCCTCAGACTATGCTAATGAAGAAACCAATATAAACGATAAACTGTATTGCTTCCAATGTGAGATTGAAATGCCCGTAAGGATAAAATACGGCAATGCATATTGCTCAAACTGCGGTCTACATCATGGAGAAAAGCTATAGCATCACAGAAGAGTGTCCCCACGACATCGCAGAAACGAGAGTAATCGAATCCGTAGCCACTTGTGAAACAACAGCCGAATTCTGCATCGAATGCGGCGAACAATTAACCCAACCAAAAACCGACTGTTAAATGAAAAAAATACAAAAAGTAATTGAATCCTGCTATGATTGCGAGTTTAGACATGTTTTTTTAGGAAAAACAGGTAGCGCCTCAAAAGCACATATTTGCCGCCACATAGACATTGTCGATGAACACGAGGCCAAACATTCAGAGCCCTTTTTATTAGATGTATGTGATAACGGATCAAACGAATTGCCAATTCCAGAAAACTGCCCACTGGAGGATTACCAACCAAAAACCGAAAGTTAAATGAAAATAGTCCTAAAACTAAACCCTGAAACCGCAATTATAGTTGCCGCCACAATTGAAGCGGTTTACAACAGTAAGGCATTGACCAGAAGAGAAAAGTCCACCCTTTCCATTGCTTTGGATGTTGCCGCCAAATTAGACGGCAAAGCGGTTTCCATCAAAGCAAAGCAAAACCTTTTCGATGCAAAAAAGAAAATATCAATTTCTTTAAAATTTCACGAGGCCGATATGCTTGAGCTGCTACTCATTCAACAAATGCAAGGCGTAGAACAGCCCTATATCAGACAGGAAATCCAAAAAGCAATTAATGTATTAAACCAAAAATTAGCCTAATGGCAAGAAGCAAAAAACCACCAAGAATTAAAGAAACCTTGTTTGAAGAGCGTCACAGGATGCGACAGGAAGCCATTGAGCTGGCAGCAAAACACAGCAACAAAAAACCAACTAAATTTTTACTAAAATGAACAATGCTTTTGCCCTAATTGACTTATGGAACAACTAACCACCTACACTATAAAGAGTAAAAACTCCAACAACATTTGGGAGTTTAAATATCATTTAAACGGGGTTCTGTATTCGTTTAAAGCCCTTGACGGAGTGTTGTCGGTTACCCAAATAGAATGGTTGTTTGTCAAGGCTAATTTTCCCTATAAAGAAGACCAAATAAAGCACTGGCAAAAGAAATTGAAAGCCAACTTTGAAATTACAGTTGGAGAACCTGATCTAACCTTTGAAGCACTTTGGAAGCTCTACGACCACAAAATAAAACGAGTCGAAAGCGAAAAGGCATTCAACAAATTAAAACCAGCAGACGTCCTTAGATGCTTTCAAACGGTAAAGCATTACGAGAAATACGTAAACAAATCCAAAGTGAACAAAGCGCACCTTTCCACCTTTATCAATCAACGCTACTTTGAAGATGAGTGGCAAAAAGTGTAACCATTAAAAATACTATTATCTTAAAAATATTGACGAAAATAATTTTCAATTAAAAATAATTTGTATGTTTGTCGCTCTCAAACCGTTTTATGAGCAATCATAGACAAAATTTATCGACAATAAGGGCTTTCCAAAGGTGATCAGTTCCGAAAGGGCTGTAATTCCGTTCGTAAGACGGTTTGAGACACCTAAAGGGAAGCCCGCATACATTAAAATCTCAAATAAAATGAATGCAACAAAAACAACATTGGTTGAAGTGATGGAATTTCACGGTAACCAAATCGCCTTTGAAGAAATCAACGGCAAAATGATGGTAAATGCCACACAGATGGCAAAACCTTACGGTAAAAGACCAATTGACTGGCTTAATACACAACAAGCCAAAGAGTTATTTAAAACTGTGAGCGAAGTTAGAAAAATCACTTCGACTGATTTACAGGTAGTTAAAAAAGGAGGGCATAATCAGGGAACTTGGTTCCAAAAAGATATAGCTCTTTTTTTTGCACAATGGTTAAGTCCCGAGTTCTATTTAGCTTGTAATTTGAAGCTAGAAGAACTTATTGCTAAACAGGCTTTAATCCTACCTGCTAAAAATGGTGTCACACCAATGATTCACGAACAACAATTTCTATACAACTACAACGAAGCTTTACTTTCAATGGGCGCAAGTATCAAAGGAAGTACTAGTAAAAGAAAAGCCAGACACCCTGAACACTTTTTTAAAATATTTGGCAGAAACTTTATTACCGCTGATTATTTTGACCTTTTAAAAGGCTATTACGATTATAAAAATTCGTCTAACCAGTTAGCTTTGTCGCTATGAAAGCCACGAAATACTTCCGCAATAGTACTGATATGGCCGCTTTCGCAAAGCTTTTTTGCGATGCTCACAAAGACCATTGGATGATAAGAACCACTTTGCGCTGCGACCATATTATTAATGAAAACCGCAAAGCCATTGTACTAGTAAACAACGAAACCATTATACAGCGTCTTATTACTTGTAGAACCTGCAATGTGTATGGCAATAGCCAAGAGCTGCACCATAGAGCTGAATTGAATACTGTTGAACTTAAAAAAGAAAATTAATCTATGGAAACGTCTCACACACATAGAACACCGATCGGATTTAAGAACACGAATAGCAAGGTCGAAGTATATCAAGCACCCTCAGAACCTGTTCTAAATACCAATGAAGTTTCGGTAGAACAAATGATGAAATTGAAAGGTTATGAGCAAGGATGGCAAATACTACAGGAGTATTTTAATGAGTATATGTATCCCTTATTAAATTGCGACCAAAGAGACGCCTTTTTTATAGAAAGGCTTCGCAAAACCCGAGAAAGATTTTTTACACCAATTTAATTATTACAAAGAAAACCGCTTGTTTATATAAGCGGTTTTCTTATTTTTATGGTTTATTAAAACTTCATTACATGAATTTATTTGCTAAATTATTTGGAACTACAAAACCAAAATACACACAATGTATTACTCCTTCAGAATTAATAAAAAAGGCATCTCTTGAGTTTAAAAAAGGAAATGTTGAACTATCAATAAGCCTAATAAAAAGAGCGCTAGAACAAGAAAAAAACAGTAACTGGTATGATAAATTAGCAAATTATCAATTTGTATCTGGTGATAAAAATGAGGCAAATAAAACTATACATGAATGGATAAAAAATATTGACGTTAAATTTATTAATCAATTTAGTTATGATATAAAAGTTTTGAACAGAAAGAAAATTTGGGAGAAAAACAAATTATTTAAATCTGAATATGATGCAATTATTCATATTAAAACTATAATTGATTATTGTATGAATGGTGATTATACAAGTTATCCATCATTCGATTTGTCCTTTGATGTGGAGGTCGTAGACCAACAAGTAAAGAATTATCTAAAAGAAGTTAAACCTATTTTATTAGCAATTGACAATGAGGTTAAGAAAATAGCAAAACATTATGATGAGAATTACTTAAAATATGACCTTGATCATTTGAACGGCTATGAAATTACCGATTATTTTATGAAAGATAATGAAAAGATAAAATTATTAGTTCTACAACTAAAAAAACATGAAATACCTTTTCTTAATAAATTACAAAACGATTAAAGCCCAGCTAAAAACTGGGCTTTTTTTTTGTTAAAACATTTTCTATTTTTGTCTTATGACTAAACAAGAGCGATTTAATAACCGAAATACTCAGGTGCGCAAAATGTTCTACGAGACACTCGAAAGGAACAAAAAGTGGCGCGTTGACGCCGTTATAGATGAAGTTGCCAAAAAGATGTTTTTAGCCAATAGAACGGTTGAAGCCATCATAAAACACGAAGGAATCTACGGCAATACACCACCTCCACAAAGCAATCAATTACAACTACTTTAAACATTTTTTAAATTGTATTTAAAAATGTTTGTATATTTGCAATGTCGGTTCTACGGAGCAGGCAATAACGTAGCCTCCCTCGGGAGGCTTTCGTCTTTAATATACCTGCTCTAATACCCCGTTTTCTTTAAACAGCCAAACTTCGTCAATTGTTTTGCCCTGACTTTTAGCAAAATTTACTAATTTCTTTAAGTGGTTTATTGTCGAACCATCGTCCTTTAAAACAAGCTTGGATGATTGTTTTAGACCTCTTGAAAGCATTTTACCCAGTTTGTCTGCGTTGGCTGTTCCAGTAAAACCTTCCAACTCATAAAAATGATTACCTACTTTAAAGTCGGGGCACTTACCCTCAAAAACGGTCCCGATTAAGTCGCCATATATTTCTTTGTACAATGGAGACTTGACATTAACGATTGGTAAGATTTGTGTAATGCCTCCTTTTTTTGCAAAATGATCACAACATTTATAGACATCATTATAGTCAGGACTGTCCTTATTTACTAAGTTAGAACTAATTATTTTACCACCGTTTTTATACTCTTTAAGTACAGCCTTTTCATAGCTTTTATTCTCAAGGCTTCGTTTGGCAAAAGATTTAGCTTCTTTTGCTTGCTCCACACTCAATCCCGCCTCATAAGGCATTTCTCCAAACACTTTTCCGCTCAAGGCCGCATTGTCTTTAAAAACTCCTTTTACCAATATTTCGGGAACGGTTTTGCTCGGTTCTTCATCGGTTTGCTCCAAGTTGCAACGACAACCCCAGTCTAAGGGTACATTGTGCTTTTTCCAAAAATCGTGATTGATAGGTAATATTAGCCCATCCAGTGCTCTGTGTTGTTCCCGTGTCCGGGCATCATTTACGGCATTGTAGCGTAGGTTTGGATATAAGTCCGCATCGGCTTCAAAGCGTTTCCAGTTGTCCACGCTGTTAGCGGTTGCAACGGTGTGATGGTACTCTGTTTTTAACCAACGCTGATTGTACTCCACATTCAACTCCGTTGCCTTCTTTTTGAAATCTGACCACGGTACCACTTTCCCGTCTTCAGTAAGCGCCTCCATAAGTTGTGTTCTGAAGCTCGTTTCTTTGAACGCTGAAAATTGACCAATATCATTTTTTATCGCTGTCGCCAACTCTTCATCGTAATACTCGGAATTAGCATTATACCCCAAATCAAACGCCTTGCTTAAGTTGGTGTTATAGTATTCCCATAGTGCCTGTTTGTTTTCTTCAGATACCTCCCGGTCATCAAACAGTTGCCTAAAATAGTTTTCAATAAGCCCGCTTAAATTGTCCTCCTCTTGTTTGTCTCCCTTCGATAAACTCAGGGTAGCGTGGTCGGTATCGCAACAATTAGAGCGATAATACAGTTTAAGCAGGCTTAAGGCTTTTTTGCGTTGTCGCCTTTTTTTGTTGGCTCCCCTCCATTGGAGGGGTTGGGGGAGGCTGGCATACTTTCAATTTCTACGCCATACACTTCCTCAACATATTGCTTTTTCAAGACATAACCGTTACTCATTAATTGGCTATCAATTTTGATTTGCTTTTCGGGGTCTTTTGTCTTTTCAATGGTAATTTTTGCATTGTCGGGAATAGGATATCCAAGCTTGCGCATCGCTGGAACCAAACGCTTATTTAGGAACGAAAGCATTTTCTTTTTATCGCTTTTGATAACCTCCTCTAGGGTGTTTTCGTGTACCGTTCCTTGGGCTTTGCTAGCTCCGTTTTCGGTGGTCATCGTTTGGTGCAAAATCAACTTGGAAAGCTCTTTGTCTAAAGCTTGTATTTTCATATAGAAAACTTGAAAGGCATCCGCCTTACTGTTTTCTTTAATATCGATTTCCGTGCCTATCGGGAAAACGCCATAAGGTGCGCTACCCATTTCCTCCAGCCAACCCGCTACTTCGTTTTTTACGGTCTCGCTTTGACTGGCCACCTTTGCAATACGAATGGGAACTCCAAACAACTCCTCAAACTCATCCCAAGAACCCCAAGAATGGCGCTTTAAAATGGTATAAACCGCTGCCTTTTCTAAAATGCCAATAGTGCTGTAAAACTTAGCGTATAACAAAATATCGTCCACTTCAGAAACGTCCAAACCTTTTGTTCCATTAATGTCATACAATAGAATTTTTTGTCCTGGTACTACCAAACCGCGGTCGATCATTTCGACCTCTTTGATGTTGCCCTTTTCAAATTCCTTGATCCAAAGGAAACCCTCTCCTTTGTAGGTTGTTTTGTGCGCTTCGTCTAGTAGGTAATCAAACCATTCCTGGTCCTCAATAAAAGCCGTTAACTTATCGTCCTTGATTCCGTCAATAGAAAAGATATAATCTTCGTTAATGGTTCTTAGCGTTCTGTCCTCGGTTACCGCCGTCAAATGGCCGTCTAACATGATGTCGTCATAGACTTCTTGCATCGGAAAAAAACGAGGGATGTCAGATTGATAAAAGGCATAACGTGCCGCCTGCCAATCGTTAATCTCTTTGCGCCACAATCTACGTTGACGTCGGATAACGTCCACCATCAAATCCGTTATTTTAGAGATGTTGCTGGAATCAACATTAGACAAACTTACTTTTTTGCCTATGGCATTACCCGAAAGGTTGACCTTGCTTATTTGTCTTTTTACATTGACTATATTTCTGTTTTTTGAACTCATTTTTATCGTAGTGTTAAATCTAATTCTCTTTTTATTTTGTCCGCAATTTGTCGGTTTAAATGGGCAGACTTACCCATAAATTGACGTTTAGGCATGCCGTCAAGTCCTTCGTTGTGTCGGGCGGCATATCGCTTATAGGTTCTAAAAACAACCGTGTTATTGCCCTTGCTTACACTGTATTTAAAGGAGTTTTTTAATTTATCTCCTCCCGTATTGTAACCCACCAATATAGCTCGATCGACTATTTTACTACCGTAACGGTTAAAGCTTCCTTCACGCCCCACACGGTTGGTTCTGTAGCGTGTAATGTCACGCCCGTGTTTGTCTTCAGTTTTTCGTTCCTCCCATTTTTTTTTCGTGGTATCTGTAAAGCCCTGGTCTCTGAAATTCTTTTCAATAAACTTCCTTCCCTCAACCCCAATAACTCGCAAAGCCTTATCGGGGATTTCTTTGGATGCTCGAATCAAAAGTTTTTGCAAGTCGGATAATCTACCAGCCATTCGTGTAATTTTTACGACTGCCAAGCTTCATAAATGGAACCTCGCTGTCGGGGGTTCCGTCGCCGTTCGAGTCGATGAGCTTTGGTGGTAAATTGGGTTTGATCGTTCCCTTTGAAACCTTTTCAAGCCATAACATCGCCTCATCATAGCGCAATTTGGCTACCTCGTTTAACTGTTTGGTTCTACGGGTATAGATTTCAAAAATCACAATGCCTTTGAGGTGCTTTACTATGGTAAGATTGCGGTCTCCGCCCGAAGCCTCAAAAATGGCTTTTGTGTCAAAGTACTGGAACAAATACCCGCTCATTACGTCGATACTTTCGGCAATTATATCCTCAATGATGCTGTCATCACTATTGACGATTTTATTGATAATTTCCTCTAATCCTACGGTCTTTAATTCTGATTTTTCTAAAAACATAACTATGCTGTTGTTGGTGGGATTGTTATTTTTTTGTTGGAGAATCTTGGATTTATAGTGCGATAAATAACCGTTGTAAATGACAAACGGTAGCTCATCATTTCCTCAGCTTCGTCAACGGTCTCCTCCTTGGATAAGTCTAGTTGTTTGAAGGTTTCGCCCCTTAATCCTTGAAGCTGCTCTACAATAGAATCAATCACGTCTATTTCTATTAATCCGTGCTCAGGGTCTGTGGTGCTGTCGTGTTGCTCCATCCAACCGTCTTTGCAATAAAAAACCACGTCAACGGTTGCCCTTCCTTCCTGTTTTTGTTCTACCATCGTTTGCCAATCAATGGCCTTGATTTCGATTAAAGCGGCTGTAAAATAGCTCGGGTAATTCTCTTTAGGCTGGCTGAACTGTTTGCGCTGCAAATCGACCAGTTCCAAAACGGGCAACTCCGAGAGTGACTCTTTTATCTTTATGAATACTTCTTTGCGTGGCGTCATACTCTTCGCGTTTTTTTGCGTTGGCCTATTACTGGTTTTTGATTAGAGTCCTCTTTTTGGGAGTATCCAAATAGGAGCCTTCCTTTACGGACGCAGGTTTCAAGAACGTCCAAAATATCGTCGGGCGTTTTGCACCCTTTCTCAAACGATAGGATATGCTCCAGCGCCTTTTCCATATCCTCGGTTCCCCTTAGGCTTTCATCAAATGTGATTAGCCCACGCATAAACGTACTGGTTAAGGTGGCGTCTATACGGTCGTGTTTATCACCTGTTGCATGGTCAGGGAAAGGGATGTCTACTGCGTTGTTTTCCTCACAGGCAATTAACCAATCAGGTTCATACACTACCTTTTGAGAGGCCGTCGCATCATAGAAAGAAATGATTGCCATTCCTTTTTTATTAAACTCTTGCTGCCACTCATAGTGCGTATTCATTGCCGTAGGTCTAGCGCATTGCCTGTTGAATATTCGAAGCACGTGAGCTCTTCCTTTATCAATTGAAACCACCGCACCCGCTTTATAATCCCCATCATCTGAATAAGACAAATCCCAATGTGAAATAAGCCCGTTGTGAATTTGATTACCGTGTGTTTTCTTGTAGTGAATCCACTCTTCTTTAATACGTTTCCCCTCCTCAACTGGATTGTTAAAATCCTCTCTTTGGCTGGTGTGATAGTCCGTATCGTTTACAATGTCTTTGCAGTCCTGTGCGCTGTAGCGTTCTGGCCAACTAGGGTTAAATTTTGCGTCACAAAGATTAACTGTGCTTATTTTGAGGTTTGGCGACTTCTTGTTTTTTTCGGCGTAACCGTCAACGATTCCGTTTTTAACAATGTAGTTGTTCGCCATTACCTGACGAAAGCGCCCTTTTTGCCCCGCCTTACCTAAATCGCCTGTGAGCTTCTGAACGTTCTCTTTTGTTAGGTCAATATTTTTGGCCTGCTTACGGTCTTCTAAATCGTCCATTGAGGCGAAGTCTGGACGCCAAGCTCCATTACGCAAACCTCTAAATGGCTGGTTCAAACCTAATGCCTTAAACATTTTTTTGTCGTTGGTTTCGAACTGGCCATCTGCCCAGGAACCGTATTGCATTTGCATACCAAAATCCTTAATGTAGCGCTCATTACTTTCTAGGTGCATTTGAACGTCAGAAAGTAATAGCTTACCCGCATCGAGCGTACGCCCAATGATTAACCCAAAGTTTACCTCGTTGTTCTCTTTGAGGTGGCACAAGTTCCCCACATTGGTATGAATGGATTTTGCCGCACCACGGAACCAACGGCGCTGTTGTTTGATTAAAGGGTTTTTAAACAGTTCTAAATAACTGGTTAAATGAAATTTTGCACAAGGCGCATCCGCTAAGGCTAAAAGTGAATTCACGCCGTAGTAATACTCAAAAAACTCTAAATAGTTTTCGGGTTTTAAAAGGCGTTTAATACGCGCCTCCTGTTCGGCCGTAGTTTCTTTAAATAATGACGCACTCGAAAGCAGCTGGATTCTTTTCGATTCCATAGTGTACTTTTCTAGCGCTATTTTTAGTTCCGTCTTAGTCATTGCTTACCAATTCATTTACATATTTATCAAAGTGCACACGAATAGTCTGTAACAACTCCAAAATTTCATCGCGCTTTTTGCCTGTGTTGTTACCCGCTTGAACCACCATAAATTGACTAAAGCCGTCAAAGCTTTCCATTGTATGAACCGCCTTTTTGCGGTCGTCATCCATACGATCCCAAGCGGCTGAAATCTTGGCTAAATCATCGGCTTTGTGCGCTGGTTTTTTGCCGTCCCGAATATCTAACACATACTGAAGGATTAACTTTTTGATTTCGCTGGGGCGTATGGCAAAAAGTTCTTTTTCGTTTTCCCAGTTGTGAAGCTCACGCCAGTTCCCGAGTGTTTTGATTCCCACTCCTAATATTTCAGAAATATTAGTCATTGAAAAACCTTTTACAAACAAATCCTTGGCTTGTAATTTTTTATAGTCACTTTGAGCAGCGGTCATTCTGCCCTTGCTTTTACTTGTAGTATCCATCGATGTTCAGGTTTCCGTTTTCCTCAAACTTTATGTTATTAATTTTCATACCGTCATATTCCAAGTTCTTCTTGGCATCAATTAAAAAGGGCATATAATCGTCATCACTAAGCATTCGATTAAGCCCCACACCTAACTCGGGGAATTCCTTAAACTCCCCTTTAGCCGACATCAAAATATGCTCTTGATGCGCATAGTCCGAAAAGCCCAAAACGAGGTCCCCATTTTGCACGGCTAGGTCTCCATTTTTGTCTAAAAGTATATCAGTCATAGGGCAAAGTTCTACATATAATGAGCGTAGAAAAAAAGTAGCTCCAAGCCTTGTATTGATTTTGTACAAGGCTTGTATTCATTACGCCCAAGCCTTGGAGAGTTGTTTTTTTTTACTTCAAAACCGCCCCAATTTTGCCATCTCAATCAGTGATAAACTCGAATACACACCTAATTAAAAACGAACGCCAATGACCTACGATTTTATAGTTAATACCGAAAATGTTAACGAGTATAAATACCGCATTTTAACTGACGGTATTGACTATAAACAATATTTGCGTAACCCAGTTGTCTTATACCATCATGTATTAGACGATAAAGAAAACAGAGGTGGTGAGGTAATTGGTCGTTGCGTAAAACTTTTTGTAAAGGATAAACAATTAATAGCAACGATTGAATTTGATGAGAATGATCCATTTGCTAAAAGGATAGCGGATAAAGTGGCGGGAGGCTTTATAAGAATGGCTTCAATGTATGCCAATGTTATTGCTGCATCATCAGAACCCGAACTAATCAAAGAAGGGCAATTATATGAAACGGTCACCAAGTGTAAACTGGTAGAACTTTCAATTGTTCCAGTTGGTGGCAATGATGACGCCTTGAAATTATCCATTAATAATGGGCACGTGAAACTGAATAAATTGAACATAAAAAAAGAAGATATGTCTGAATTAAAAACAATTGCCCTTGCATTGGGTAAACCCGCCGATACTTCGGAAGGTGTATTACTTGACACTATTGCACAAGTAAAACTGGATGCCTCAAATTCTAAAGCGAAAGTGACAGAGCTAGAAGCAGAAATCAAAACAATCCGTTTGAACGGCGCTACTGTTTTGGTTGATAAGGCAGTGGCCTTGGGCTTGATTCCCGCCACTTTGAAAGATTCACAAGTAAAAGCTTTTGAAAGCGATTATGACGGACAAACGGCAATTCTAACCAAGTTGATTAGCGACAAAGAAACGGCCAACGGCCAAGGTGGCGACCAAACCAAAGTTAAAGAGGTGATTTTGGCTGGTAAATCTACAACGCCAACTACCACAACGGAGGAAAGCTTTGATTATTTGCAAAAACACAATACCGTGAAATTGGCAAGAATCAGAGAGGAACAACCAGACGAATACGCCAAACTGGCTAAAGACTACGCCGCTGGTGTGAGATACAAAGACGGTAAATAATTAATTAATCCCATTTATAAAAAATAGATATGGCAGGTTTACAAAAGGAAGTATGGATTGCAGGTATTCAAGAAAACCCAATCCCAGATAATAGTTTTGTTTTTGCATCTACGGACAAATCCGAGTATGTAGAAAACAACAAATTGCACCTTGCGGAAGCGGGTATAGAACCAGACGTTCACGAGAACTACTTCGCTGGTAGCGAAACGGACTTACCGTTGGCAACCATTACGGATATTCCAAACGAGGTGGTATTGAATACCTACTCAACGGATAGAACCCGACACAGAGACCTTCAAGAGATAGAGCTCCAATACAACAAACGCGCTTCGGTAACGAACCGTCACAAAGTGGCATTGGCAAAAAATATGGGTGTAAGAGCCGCTTTCGCTTGGGCGCCAGCTACAAGCAACACACATAATAAAATCATTACTGTTGGCGCTGGGAAATTTATTGATGCCATCATCGATATGCAAGCGTTTTACAATGGCTTGGATATGTACGATAACCTTAATATTTGTTTGACTGCCGAGCATATGGCGTTAATCAAAAAAGAGGACAAAGCCTTGTACAAAGAGGTTTTAAACACCAAAGAAATGTACGGGTTTAAAGTGTATCGCTACAACAAAAACGCACTTTATACAGTTGCTGGCGTTAAAAAGCCATTCGGAACTGTAAAGGCTGTTGATGATAAAGTTTGCTCTTTCACTTGGTGTTCAGACGAAACGTTCAGATGTTTTGGAGACACAGAAATGTACGAAACGTTACGCTCAGCTGCTTCACAAGCTGACGAAATCTCATTCGCTCAAAGAGCTCTAGTTGGAAACATTCGTGCAACCAATCCTAAATATTTAGGAGCAATCTTGAGCTAAGATGGGAAGTGTTAAAGAAATTGCAACGGCGTCTATCAAAGATGCCATTGCCTTAGCCGTAACCACATACTTTGAGCAAAAAGACGCCAAAGAAAAAGTGTATACGACCTCTGATGGCTTCCTTTTTGAGAACATTGGTTTTGCTAAAAATCACGCTGCTACGCTTGAGGATAAGGAAGTGGTACCCCACACCAATGCCAATAGTTTAGAGGTCTTGGATGATGAACTTGTAGGTAGTGGCTCAAGCGATGACGAAGACACGCCACCCGCTGGACCCGCCGCAACTCAAGACAGAAAATAGCTAATGAGAGAAGTAACCCGTATAGTGATTCATTGTACTGGAGCACCACAGAACCAAACTATCCAAGCTATTAAAGCATTTTGGAGGGACATTAAAGGTTGGAAAAATGTGGGATACCATAAAATCATTCAGGCTGACGGAAAAGTTACAGAGTTAGCGACTCCCGATAAGATTACCAACGGCGTAGCTGGCTATAACAGCAAATCATACCACATCTGCTATTTGGGCGGTAAAGATGGTAAAGATAACAGAACGGAGAGTCAAAAGGAGTCGCTATTATCTGAAGTAAAAAAGGCAAAGATTATGTTCCCAAAAGCAACTGTGGTTGGGCATAGAGATTTGTCTCCAGATTTAAACCAGGACGGAATTATTAACCCCAACGAGTGGACTAAATATTGTCCAAGCTTTGACGCTAAAAAAGAGTATAAAAATGTATAAAACAATAGTTTTAGTATTTGTTTGTTTATGTTGTTTTTTGACTTCCTGTCGTACATCACGGCAGGAAAGCCAAAAAAACACTTCGACAACCCAAAGCCTAATTATTCAAAAAGAATCGTATCGTGATACTGTCCTTTTTACCCAGAAGGCTGAAACAAGTTTAAAAATTCCCGTCACGGAATTGGTGTTTAAACAGGGTTTAAACGATGTTTCGAAACCCAAAACATTTACCCAAAAGAACGGCAATGCGACCGCTCTGATAAAAATACGGCACGACACTATAATCGTAATCGCTACTTGCGACAGTATAGCATTGAGGGCAAAAATAAAACAAGAGCTTAATAAAGAGATTAGCGCAACCGCTCGGAGCAATACTGAAAATAAAACCAGTAAAACGGGATACACCTTACTTGACCTTATTGTGTGGTCTTTGGTAGCTTTTATTCTAGGATTTGTCACTTGTTACATCCTTAAAAAATTTAGAATAGTATTATGATTCCAAATATTTCATTTAACATCTCTAGCAATGGTCTAGGGTTGCCACAAGCAGAAATTCAAAAGATACCAGGATTCGTTTTGACGGGTGTAACCGTTGCTGGCGCGAACAAAGTAACCGTTGGTAATTCATATCAAATCTTTTCATTAGAAGAGGCGGTTAACCTAGGTATTACCGAAGGGGGAACTAATGATTTTGCCTACAAGCACATCAAACAGTTTTATGATGAAGCAAAAAGGGGAGCCGAACTTTGGTTTATGCTCGTTGCCTCAACTGTCACGATGGAAGATCAAGCCGATATTACCAAAGATTACGCTCGTAAATTATTGAGTGATGCTAAAGGTAAGATTCGGATTTTAGGACTCTTGAAAAAGTCTGGTGCAACGGAAACCATTACCAATGGCTTAGATGCCGATGTGCATTTGGCGGTTGTAAAAGCTCAGGCCTTGGCACAAGATTTTGCCGACCGTTTTTACCCAGTGCGTGTGATGCTCTCAGGAAACAAGTTTAGCGGCGTAGTGGCCGACTTGAAAGATTACGCCACCACCAACTTTAACAAAGTGTCGATTTTGCTGGCCAATACAGACGGCTCGAAAGAGGCGGCCATCGGCTTAGCTCTTGGGCGTTTGGCTAGTACTCCAACACAAAGAAAATTAAGCCGTGTAAAAGATGGTGCAATAGAACCATTCGCGGCGTATTTCACAAATGGAGCTACGGTTGCCACTTTGGATACTGCTTGGGACGCAATAGACAATAAGAACTACATCTTTATGCGAAGCTTTGCCAATTTATCGGGCTTTTACTTCACTGGAGATAAAACCTTGACAATGCCTACGGACGACTTTAGTAGTTTGGCTAGAGGCTTGGTAATGGACGAAGGCGTTTTAACAGCGTACACGACTTTGGTACAAGAGCTTTCTGATGAAGTTCCTGTAACCCCTGCGGGTACCATCCATCCCGCCATTACCAAAGGTTGGCAAAATGCTATCGAAGCTCAGATTCAATCGAATATGGTTGAAGCGGGCAAACTTTCGGGAGTGAAAGCATTTATTGACGAAAATCAAAACGTTTTGCAAACCAATAATATAAACGTGGCCTTGCAATTGCAACCCGTTGGCTACTCTGATTTTATAACGGTAAATATTGGGTTTACCACAACACTAGATTAGTATGAGCGATTATAGCAGTAAAAATTATTCGTGGAATGACATTTCTATTAACCTCGGCGGACGTATCGTTGAGGGTGTTGAAGAGGTAGAGTACACCGCAAAACAAGACAAAAGCGTTATACGCGGTCGTGGTGGGAAAGGTCACAAAGTAGCTAGAGGTAACAAAGACTTTGAGGGAAAAATAACCCTTTGGCAGTCCGAAGTTGAGGCTATGATTAAGGATGCCCCAAACAAGGATTTGTTAGCACTAAGCTTTGACGTTATTTGGTCATTTGTTCCAGATGATGGCGGTGCAACGGTTACCGATGTATTGACAACTTGTGAATTTACAGAGTACAAAAAGGCGATGAAGCAAGGCGATAAGAATATGCTTGTTGAACTTCCTTTTATCTTTTTAGATGTAAAGCCGCAACAATAGAAAATAGAAATTAGATCAAAAATGTAAAAAGCCATCCCGCTAATTAGATGGATGGCTTTTTTTTTTAAACAACAAACAACAGCAAGGCGATGCAAAAAATTGACGAAAAACAAATCCAAGAATGGAAAGAAAAATACGGTGACGTTTATGCGCTACCTGTAGAAGACAAAACGGCTTATTTACGTGAGCCAAAAATGAAGGACTTCAAACGAGCTTTTACCGCGATGCAAAACAGTGGTGACTTAGCCTTTGGGGAGGAAATGATTAACTTATTGTTTATAGGCGGTGATACCGAAATAAAAACAGATGATAACTATTTCTTTCCAGCTCGTAAAGAGATGGCGGCGTTTTTCAATTTTGAAGAGGCCGAAATTACCAAGGAGAAAAACAACTCTATTATTACCATTGGTGGTGCGGTTTGCAAAGTGCGAATGATTACCCGCGATGATTTGAAAATTGCAGAAAAGGAAAACCCAAGCGGGAAGCCTTTTGTTACTCAAGAAAAATTGTTTGAGAGAGTTTGCATCGAAAGAGACGAAGCCTTTAAGGATAGAGATAACGCCTCGTTGCGATTTCCTTTGTACCAAGCGATTGAGAAACTACAAAATCAAAAAGTTGCTATCATAAAAAAGCTTTAGAAGAGGCGGTCATTGACCCTAATGACGCCTCATCTTTTGATTACGTTATCCAATCAAAAGGTAAACTACACATCGATTTTAGGCTGTTGGATGCCTACTTACGATACTACATGCACATCAAAAAGCCTCATAAGTTGAGCGATTTAGATTGGTGCGAAGAGGTGCAAAACCTCCACTTTATTAGAACAAAAGAAAAAGAATCCTCACAACTTTAAGAGTATGAACGCCTACGAGTTTATTATACAAATGAAAAACTACGCCAGTAGCTCGCTTAATCAAATAGCGGCTAGTGTGGGTATTACTAATACACGAGTAGAGGGTTTAAATAACACATTTAGAAATACTGAGAGAGCGTCCAGCTCTTTCAGTTCTACTATGGGTTCGGGTTTCAAAAGTTTAATAGGCTTAGTTGGCGCGCTGGGAATTTCGCTCGGTGTTGTGGGTTCTATTGGCGCTGTTTTTAATATGGGCGTACAAATGGAGCAAACCAATACTAAGTTTGAGGTATTGCTCGGTTCGGCCGAAAAGGCAAAAAATATGCTCGGTGAGCTAAACGCTTACGCCGATGCAACACCTTATAGCAACGAGGGAATTATAAAAGGTTCTGAAACGATGCTTGGTTTTGGTATTGCCCAGGAGAAGGTTATGGGTAGTATGAAAATGCTGGGCGATGTGGCCATGGGTAATGAGGAAAAGTTAGGCGGTTTGTCTCTAGTGTATTCCCAAATTATGGCTACTGGTCGACTGATGGGACAGGATACTCTTCAGCTGATTCAGAATGGTTTTAATCCGCTCCAAGTGATATCCGAAAATACGGGGATTTCAATGGGTGTATTAAAGAAGAAAATGGAGGACGGTGCCATTAGTGCCGCTATGGTGGAAGAAGCCTTTAGGCTTACTACCTCCGAGGGTGGAAGGTATTACGAAATGACCAAAAAAATGGCCGATAGCGCTGGAGGTAAATTCTCAACGATGATAGGCACTTTTAAAAACCAAATCAGTAGGGTTGGGATGGCGTTTGCCGAATGGATTAAACCGCTATTTGATATTGGAACGGCTGCCGCCGAAAATATAGTCCCTTTTGTAAATTCAATTATTGGCGTAGTTAACTGGGTGGCTCAAGCTAAACCACTACTGTTTTTCTTTGCATCAGTAATTGCCACGCTAGGTATTAATTTCATTGCCACTAATGCCGCCTTTTGGCTTTTCTCTGTACAATTTTACGCATACAGCGCTGCGGTTTCGCTTGCAACTACCGCAACATCCGCCTTTAATTTTGTAATGAATATGAACCCAATCGCAAAAGTGGCATTGGTTATTGGAATCTTAATTACGGCAGTTATGGCATTGTGGAATCATTGGGAGGGACTTCGTGGTGTAGTAATGGGAACTTGGGAGGTTTTAAAAGGTTTTGGAACCGCAATTAAAAACTATGTGATCAATCGAATTCAAGAGTTATTATCTGGAATTACGGGTATGGGTAGCGCACTAAAGGCATTCTTTAGCGGCGACTTTAAAGGCGCTTTTGAGATTGGGAAGAAAGCCGTTAACGACTTGATGGGGGTTGACTCCAAAAAGAAGCTTTTCGATGACGGACTGAAAGCCGCTAAATCATTCTCTAAAGGCTACAACGATGGTGTGCAAATGAAAGCTGTTGCGGCTGGAGTCGAAGTCAAAACGGGAAAACCAAAGCCAAAAGACGTCCTTAAACAAGACAAGTCGGCTGTTTTTGCTGACTTAATGAACGATAACGGTAAGGGCAAAAAGGGCAAAGAAAAAGGAGCTAAATCGGACAACATTGTTTCGGGAGGTTCTAAGATGACCCATATCACGGTCAACATTCAAAAGCTTCAAGACGACACCAAAATATTTGTTGAAAGTACTGAGAAAGGTATCGAACAATTGGGCGAAAAAGTACAAGAAATACTATTGCGCGCTGTAAACAGTGTGAACCAAATGCAAACATCCTAATGGCTGAATTTAATATAAAAGAGTTGCTTATCCGCGCCTCGTTGGATTATATAGGTCCTGCTTTCCCCTTATGGTGGAAAAAGAACCAGTCTAGGTATAAACTGCCCGACTTAATGGGTATCAATACCAAACAGCTTTTGGGGTCAAAATATTTTATGACACTAAAGGTCTCCCACGACGGACAAACCTTTTTGTTTCCGAATGAGCCAATTGTTTCTATTGGAATGTCAAAAACCATTGTAAAAACGGCAACGGTTGGTAAAAAAAAGAAGCGGTCTGTCAAAGAATATATCACTACAGATGATGAAGTGATAACGATAAAAGGGGTTTGTATTGATTTAAAAGACCCCGACAAATATCCAGCAGACCAAGTACAAACAATTAAGAACCTGTTTGAGGTAAATGATGCGGTAGAAATTGAGGACAACGCTTTTTTCGAGCTGTTTGGTATTCGTAAAATAGTACTGGAGAGTTTGGACTGGGACGAAATGATTGGAGAAAGTGGAATGCAGAAATACACCATTAAAGCCCTAGGCGATGATGATTTTTTTGCTGATTTGAACGATAAAGACAAAAACAAAACGAACCTATTGAGCTGATGTACATACTTGACGGAAAAGTTGAAATAGGCGATTATCTATTTAATGCCGTTCACGGTATTGAAATAACCAAGTCGGTTGATGAACTGAGCGACACCGCTGTTATTAAGCTACCCACCCGCTTTAGAATTCGTCAAAATGGCGATCGGTTATTTACTGAAGAAGCCATAAAAGTAGGCGACAAAGTGGCGATTACTTTGGCTTATGAGGGTATTTACTCGGGCGTTGAATTTACGGGTTATGTGAAAAAGATTAGTCCAAAGATTCCAATTGAAATTCATTGCGAGGATGCAATGTGGCTATTGAGGCGAAAAAACATCAATAAAGTTTGGGGCAAAACAAGCATTAAAGAGGTGCTGCAGGAAGTAATAAAAGACACCCCAATCGAACTGTCCCGCTTTATGAAAGGTCAGGACATTCCGCTAGATAAATGGATTGTACGCAACGCGAATGGCGCGCAAATTTTGGAAAGCTTTAGAAAAGATTTAGCCCAAACGGTTTTTATTGATGATGAGGGGAAATTGTATGTAGGACTCCAACAGCTCACGAACATAGGGCAAACGGTGGTTTATGATTTGAATTACAACTTAGTTGAGAATAATCTTGAGTTTAAAAGTGCTAACGAAAGAAGGATTAAGATTAAGTACAACTATATGAACCCCAAAACCAACAAAAAGGAAAGCTTTGAGTTTGGCGATATGGACGGGGAACAACGAGAATACACGACCTCTGTTGTTTCAGACAAAAAGCAACTGGAGGCAATGGCCAATACCGAACTAAAGAAGTTGAAATATGACGGCTTTGATGGGGATGTAGTTAGCTTTTTAGTTCCATACGCTACCAGGGGAATGAAAGCCAAATTAATTGATGAGGAGCATTTGAACAGAGAGGGGAATTATTTTATAAAAAAGGTAGTTACCACCTTTGATACAGGAGGCGCAAGGCGAAAAGTAACATTAGGAAATAGACTGTAATGGACGAATTAACGGAAGCTTTTAGAAGATTAAAAAAAAGGGATGTAGACACATTCCCCGCCGTTGTTGTTTCGGTTGATAAAGAAAAAGGCACTTGTGTTATAGCCTCAGACGGTTTGGAGCTTCCAGACGTGCAACTTTCGGCGATTATCGACGGTAATGATAAAAAGTTCTATTTGTTTCCCAAGGTTGGAAGCTCGGTCCTGGTATCACCCATTAACGAAGATTTGCACCGCTTATACGTTGAGGAATACTCAGAAATAGAAAGCTTGGATTTGAAGATTGAGCTAGTGCGGTTCCAAGTGGACAAAGACGGTTTTCTACTGAAAAAAGAAAATGAAACGCTCCGGGCATTAATGATTGATTTGATTATGGAAATTAAGAAAATGAAATTTACCACTAATTATGGTCCTACAATCCAATTAATCAATACCCCTCAATTTACAGCAATTGAAGAGCGGTTTAAAAACTTTTTAAAAGACGATTAAAATGGCATTAAATGTAAATAGACTAAAGGACTTAATCAAGGAGGCTTTTGTTTCTGAACAAACTGAGGAGGAAGATTATGACGCTAGTTTGGATAGAGTATCTCAAAAATTGGCCGTAGCCATTATAGATGAAATCAAGTCGCTACAAATTAATTATGAATCGGGTCTTGTTGCGCCAAATGGTGCGGTTACAGGAGCAATAAAACACACTATTACTTAATATGGATACTATTTTAGTTTATATCACCTCATTACTCACCGCCATAGGTGGTACCGGGTATTTTACCTTTCTTTTTGCGAAAAGCAAATACAAAGTAGAAGTATTACAGGCCAAAGAAAATGCCGAAACAACGGCCATTGACAATGATATTAAACTATCCGGCCACTACAAGGAAATATTAGACGATTTGAAAAACCGCTACGAAAGTCGCTACAAAGAGTTTGAGGATATGATGAATCGGAAGTACCAACTACTTGAAGAGGAAATAAAAATCAAGGATAGGAAAATCAAGTTGCAACAACAGGAAATCGTAGAGCTGAAAAAGGAAAACCGAATTTTAAAACTCAATGCAAAAAACAGTACTTCATAATCAGAGCGCATTAGATTGTTCGTTGCAACATACAGGAGGACTCAAAAATATAATTGAGTTTGCCGATGCTAACGGTATTAGTATTACCGATGATTTAAAAGCGGGCGACTCTTTTGAGCCTCCCGAAATTGAAGACACTGAAATACACAACTATTTCAAGCAAAAAAACATTATTCCGGCAACGGCAATCACCGATGTTAAAATTAATGAAAACGAAACTCTAGGCATCGGAGCAATGGTAATAGAATCAACATTTATAGTAGGATAAACAATGGCAAGAACAATCGACGATATAAAAAATGCAATCATTGGGAATATTCAAGCCAATGAAAATTTAGCACAATTGAACTCCACGAGTAAAGCGGCGATGTATAGACTATTTGTATATGTCATTGCTTTTGCTATTTGGACACTTGAACTTTTGTTTGACAAACACGCCGTTGAAGTAGATGCTAAAATATTTAACCAAAAATCGGGGCGTCCATCATGGTATAGAACAATGGCGCTACAATTTCAATACGGATTTGATTTGGTACCCGATAAGGATTATTATGATAATGGTAACGCTACCGAGGAGCAAATAGAAGACTCTAAAATCATCAAATACGCCGCGGTAAATGAGGCCGATGACGAAAGTCGACTAATTATAAAGATAGCGGGCGAAACAAATGGGAAATTATCTGATTTTACAGACCCTGATCAAGTTGAGGCTATAAAGGCCTATTTCAATGAAATTAAATACCCGGGCAAGATAACAATTATCAATTATAAGGCGGATCAATTGTATTTGAACATCCAAATAAAACGTGATCCCCTCTTGATTAGTGAAACGGGAATGAAAAAAGGAACTGATGGCGGAGGCTACCCAGTCACTGAGGCATTGCAGAAATTCATGAAAGAACTAGACTTTAATGGGGAGCTGCGCTTATCTGCATTGGTTGATAAACTTCAAGTAATTCCTGGTGTTTTGGACGCCACGGTACTAAGTGCGGAAAGCTCTTGGATTGATCCGGACTTAAATGGCTACGGAATTCCACAGCCTATATTTATTTCAAAAGTAGCCGTAAGTGGTTATTTCGAAATAGTAACTTTTGACAACATCAACTATGTGGTTTAATATTGACTATAACAAATTAGTGGTGCTACTATTGCCTACGTTTTTGCGCAAGCCTAAACTAGTAGGGTATTTAAGGGCGCTTATTATGCCCTTAGACACTATTTATTACAAGTGGTACAACTGGCGAATTGACAATATTTACAAGTTAGAACATACCGGACAAATATGCTATTTGCGAGCTTCGTTGAACGATAAATTTGACGCTATTGAAAGGCGGATTTACATTACTGATGGGCTGGAATATGACACTTTTTATATTTATACAGAGGCGGAAGATAGAACTATTTGGGTGCATACCGAGTCTGAGAACAAACCAATCTATCTAAGAACAGAAGCCGAAACGGCGGACACAGGTTTGGACTTTTTAGTTTACGTGCCGGTAGAAATTTACAAAAAACGAAAAGACGCACTGACAGCTCATATTGAGTTTTACAGAGTGGCTGGAAAAAGATATAAAATCATTACAAATGAATAAAACAAATTTTGTACAAACGGGAGGATTTCCTTTAAGTACCGAGCGATTGGAAGAGCTGGAAAAGGCTTATTCCATTTTTAACGCTTATGGAGCTTTAGCGGGTGACTTGACTATTATATCAGGTTGCGTTACCACAGGCTCAAATGTAAGCGATGGCTATGTTTATATCTCTGGAGAGTTATTTCCCTTCAAAGGAGCGGCGGTAACCCCAACATCGAACGTGATTATTGTGGAGCAAAAGATAAACCGCCCTTTTGAAAACACTGAGATCAAAACCGTCCACACCCTTAGATACGCCACCTTTGGAACTGCTGAAGCATCGTGGCCTTGGAGTGATTTTGTTAGGCCATTGCAGACCAAAGAAATTCCTGCCGATTTAAACGAGCAACTCAAAACAATAGAAAAAAAAGAATCTATTGAAAAAGTTAGCGAACTAGAAGAGCGAATTTTGGTTTTGGAAAACAAAACCACTCCACAGGTTAAAATTACCTCCGGTACATTAACAGTGATCGCGAAAGCTAACGGCTATTATCAAAATGACTATAGCAAGAATTACGCTGATGTATTGCCACCTGATGGGTATAGTACGGCGCATCTTGCTGGATTCGTAGCCTCTATTGCAGAAATTCATTTTTCTGGCGATGTGGATGACAATGACACGCTTTGGTGTAAACACACTGTTGATACCCAAAAAATAAGAATCATTTGTAGTAACAACGAAACACGATCGGCCTCGAAAGTAAATTATATGGCGGTTTGGATTAAATAATTAAACATTATGGCAACAGATTTACAAACAATTTTAAGTTGGTTTAAAACAGGCTTAAAACCTACACAAGCGCAATTTTGGGCGTCGTGGTCGAGTTTTTGGCACAAAGATGAGGCGATACCACAAAGCTCGGTTTCGGGGCTTACCAATGTGCTAAACGCAAAGGTAGAAAACGACCAGTTTAACGCATACAAAGCTGCCAATGATGCTCTCATTTTAGGCAAAGAAGATAAAACCAAAAAAGGAGCACCCAATGGTTATGCCCCACTAGATGAGTTTACCAAATTGGCCGCCCAATACTTGAACATTGTCAACGACTTGGTTACAGGAGGTTCCACCGCCTTATTAAGCGCGGAACAAGGAAAGGTTTTGCAAACGCAAATTAGCGCGATTAACACCTTGCTGACTTCTGACAATGTGAATTTAGACACCGTTCAGGAGTTGGTGGACGCCATCGAAACGGTGCAACTTTCGCTAAGTTCTATCTTGGTGAATGACTTGACTACTGGTGGAACCACCAAAGCCTTAACGGCTGAGATGGGGAAACAATTAGACCTAATTAAAGAAAGCACGGCCAATAAATCGACATCTATTGTTGCGGATTATTTGAGTAATATAAAGTTTCCAAGCGTAAAGGCGGTGTATGATTTTTGTATGCTGGCTTTTAGAAAGAAGTTTTTGGTCTTTGGTGATGTAGCTGGAATAACGCACATTTTTGGAGCGGGCGCCGAAAACACGATGTTTAAATTTTCAAACAACAACCCCATTACGGCTACGATACCAACAAACGCCACCACCCCGTTTGACATAGGAACTGTTTTTGAAACAATAGCTACTGGAGATGGGGCGCTAACCGTAACGGGTGCGCCTGGAGTGACCATCCTGACGAACTTATCTAACACCTCGGTAAAAAATGAAGTTAGGAGATACACAAAAATAGATATAGATACTTGGGCAGTGGAGGGGAATAACCCGTTAGTTCGCAGTGATTATTATTATATCGATAGTGTTAATGGTTCAGATACAACAGGCGAAGTTGGCAATCCGTTGAAACCTTATAAACTAACACAAGCTGTTCTTGCTGCACTACCTTCGATAAGTGTTGATGCTGTTAGAACTTACACGTTAGTCTATATGAACGAAGGTACTCATGTAATGTCTCAATTGCCAGCTAGAAATTTATGTTTTTCAGCAAAATCAACGGCAACAATACTGAGCTTTAGTACAATAGATACAAACATTATTGTTAGTGGTATTATTAATGCTACGCATACTTATCAGAATTGCACTATAACTAATACCAAAAGCTTAAATGCTTGCGGAATGGTAAATACGGGTTTAAATTTAGTTTTTGACCATGCAAATGTGACATTTTTATACCCTTCTGTATTTAGCATTCTTTTTGACGTAGGGTCAATTAGTGGGGTTATAAAAAAATTAACCTTAGGTGATATTGCGACTTTCGTTAGGTCTTACTCTATTCATGATATTAACCGATTGCAAATAAATGAAATTGCTGTTTCTACAACTTCGGTTACAAGCATGGATTTGTTCTCAACGTATGGTAATGATGGTTTATATGATATTATAATAAAAAATATAACAGGAACAAAAACAAATTTAAACATTTTCAAACTAGCGCATCATTCAAAGTGCGAAATATTCAACGTTTCTCTTGTGGGAACGTTGGCAGATGGAGATCAAAATATAAATACCACTATAAATTTTAACAACAGCATTTTTGGCGCAACAACTAAATTTAGACCGGTGTCAGATTGTGTTATTACAGGAATGACCCATAGAGACAACGTTTTTGGTATAGGCACTGACTATTATGGAAGGAATGGTAGCCGATTGATTTTTTTAAATTTTTCAGGAAAAGTTGATTTTATAGCACCTTGGAGTAATACAATAGAAGTTGTTTTCGCGAATTGTAATCTAGTTTTAACTGGATTTTTGATAAACACGTTGAACAATCAAACTATACAAAATAACGCGGTAAAGTTTATAGGAACAAATACTTTTTTACAATTAACTCCTGGAGACCTAATAAGAGCGACAACACCATTGCTTATAGAAAAAAGAGGTGTTCACGCAATCCAAACAAACGCTTTGCAACTAGGGGCAAACGTAACAATTAACTCAACTTGTAATAATATTTTATAATTATGAAACTAAAAGCACCTATTTACAACAGCCCAATCCTTACCGAAGGAAAATTCGAGAATGTATTTATCGAAGAAACGGCAATCACGCTTAAGCGTAAGGATTCTTATTTGAAGATTGATTTTGATATGTACATAGAAAAAGACAATCAAATCATTACGTTAGATAAATCAAGTATTGCTTTTCAAGGCGTGAACTCAGATGGTAATTCTACTAATAGAAAAGCAACGTTTAAATTCTTAGATGACACAGAGCAACAAGAGCCAAGAGGCCTGATCGATTACATCATGGCAAACCAAGGCAATTATCCTCAGGATTACGAAATGGTAGATTGGGGTTACCCTTCTTATGAAGATGCCTTGGCATACTTATCAGGAGGCTCTTTTCAAAGTCCAGAAATACAGCCCGTCAATGATTTCGTAAAAGCGTGGATCTTAAACACGGTAACAATGAAGGGGGAGTTTATTGGCAAACAATTTCAATTTATAGAGTAATATGGGTACAGCATTGGCAATTGTTTCCTTGGTTTTGGCATCGATATTATTCCCTTTGGGACTGTTAATTACGTTTGTTATCAATCTCTACAAAAGGCGTTGGAAGTTTTCTTTTGCTCGCTTGGATGCGCAATTTTTGAGCATCGCCACAAGTATAGACGCATCGGGTAACGTCGTTTGCAAAGACTTGTTTAATCTCGCTTTAAAGAAGAAAGGAGGTTATGAATTCGGCAAACGAAAGGAAACCATATCAAGCGCATTGGGCAAGAATCAACGTGATGGCACGCTTACTAACTTAGGCAAAGCTCTTGCTTTTGTTTTGGACAAAATTGACCCAAATCATTGTTTAAAAAGTATAGACGAATTGGTCTAGTTCCTAAGGAGGGTAGCCTCTCGACTTCGCTCGAGATGACGGAACTAAAAAATAGTCCTCCAACATTAAAAAAAACTCTCACATCTTAATTAATTTAGCACCAAAGCCAGCGTTGGAGCACATAAGTCTTCTAATGCTGGCTTTGCTATTTTAATTTATGATGTGAGAAGTGCAAATATAGAATAATCAATCATCAATCAAAAATCGAATGGAAACAAAAAAGAAGCAATTTAATTACAAGGAACAATACGGCGTTATTGTGATTTGCGAAAATGAAGAAAAGCAAAAAGCGATCTTCGAAGAGTTACAAAAAAAAGGTTTAAAACTAAAAGTAGTAACGGTATGATAGTAAAAGTAGCGCATTCGTGCAATGATTTTGAGAGCTATAGAGCGCAAAGGGTAAAGTCATTATTCAACGCCGAAAGTGGGGCAAATTGGGTAAATGAGTTTGACATTGCCATAGAGGATATGGACTGGGGCATTGGCTTGATTGTGGGAACCTCGGGAAGTGGCAAAACTTCGCTAGGTCGTCAATTCTTTGGAGCCGATAAGCTCTATGATTTGTACCAAGGTTGGGACTGCTCCAAGCCGATAGTGGACTGCATTTTGCCCGATGGCGATTTTAACCAAGCTACGGGTGCATTGGCATCGGTTGGATTGGGTGACGTTCCGAGTTGGTTACGACCATTTAACGCCCTATCCAATGGCCAGCAGTTTAGAGCTGGATTAGCCCGATTAGTAACCGAAGCGCCCAATGAGGTTGTGGTGGACGAGTTCACGTCGGTAATTGATAGGCAAATTGCCAAGGTTGGAGCAATGGCGTTCGCAAAGAACTGGCGTAGGAACAAAGGCAAAAAAGTAGTTTTATTATCGTGCCACTACGATATTATCGAGTGGCTCCAACCAGACTGGGTGTATGACGTAAACACCAAAGTATTAAAAAAAAAAGCGATATCGGGAAGCGACCAGAAATCAAGCTTGAAGTATGGAAGGTCAACGGAACTTACTGGAAGCATTTTAAAGAGCATTACTATTTAGACCTGAAACACCCACCCGCCGCGGAATATTTCGTGGGCGTTGTTAATGGAGAAATGGTGGCACACGTAGCGGTTTGCCCTTTGTTCACAGCAAGAGCATACCGCGCCACTCGATTAGTTGTTATGCCTGAGTGGCAGGGCGCGGGTGTTGGAACCGCCTTTTTAAATGAGGTTATGCAATACCATTTGGAGGGCAACGGGCGTTGTAATCGTGAGTATCACACGTTTTTTCACACCTCGCACCCGCAATTGTGCGGCTATTTGAGAAACTCCGAAAAATGGACACAAACGGGCGCAATGCTCTACGGCTCAAACAAAAAAAGGAGTAATGAAAGCATTTTACGAACGGGTAAGAAAGGTGGTGTGACTGGCTGTGGCTATGGTGGTCACTTTAGAGCCGCTCAGAGTTTTAAATATTTAGGAAAATGAAGAAATTAAGAGTTTTTATAAGTGGCCAAAAGTATTTTGGTCAGGAGGTTTTTAGATTGTGCAATAGTTTGCCATTTGTGGAAATTGTAGGCGTTTGCGCGCCTTTGGATGATAAGTATGTAACCCGATTAGCCCACACGTTCAACGTTCCAATAGTCCCAGCGGGCACGCTTAACGCCGACACATTGCCCGATAATGTGGACATTGGTATAACAGCCCACTCGTTTGATTATATCGGCACACGCACAAGATATAAGGCTAAAATTGGGTGGATAGGATACCACCCGAGTTTATTGCCCCGACATCGTGGGCGTTCGTCTATTGAATGGGCGGTTCGTATGCGTGACGCTATTACAGGAGGTACGGTGTTTTGGCTAAATAGCGGCATAGACCGCGGCGATATTGCCTACCAAGATATTTGTTTCATTGACCCAAAGTTGTACGCTATGGAGCCGCGAAAGGCGGCAAAGCTCTTATGGGAGCACGAACTGCAATCTATGGGGCTAGAATTGATTAAAAAAGCTTTAGTGGATATAAGCAACGGAATCATTATAAAAACGCCACAGAAGAAACAATTTAGCACTTTTGAGCCGAATACAGACGTCAAGGACGTGTTTAAACCTGATTTGTTGATGCTGGAGCGGAATGCGTCGGCTAGTACATAG